ATTTAATGATATTCCCGCTCCCCTACCACCCAATCCAATAGAAATTCCATTCCATGACATGCTAACTGGATTGTTATCTGATGTATATGACCTCTTATGAGATACTATGCCTAAAGATGAACGTGATGAATTGGTGGTTGAATTGTCTATATTAAATCCACCACCAGTTCCACCATTTGTTAGTGTTCCAACTCCTGATAATACTTGGCCATATATTCCACCCGCTCCGCCACCCGTAGGGGCAACAGCTGATGGTTTATTGTCAGAACCATTGTAAAAAATATCGTCTTTCAATGGCAAACTTGCAGCGTTAGTTAATCCACCGGGTGTATTGAGTGTTGTTGCGGTTGCTGCACCAGGACCACCACCGGTTGAAGAATCGTATGCATGGATGGGGATGCCTCCTGATAATGATTGTCCAGTAGTAGATGTAACACCATTATTACCAGCAAAACCACCCCTTGCAAATATTACAACATCAGTTCCATCGGTTGCATTTTTTAATTTTACAGTTGTATTTCCACCATCTGGACTACCAGCAACTCTTGATCCAGAGTTTCCAACTATTATAGTTATAGTGGATGGAAAATTTGATTTATGGATTTTTTGATAAACACAATTTGCACCGCCGCCACCGGCTCCTCCAAATTTCCATACATTTACTGTATTTGAAAAAACACCATTACCACCCGCACCACCACCGCCTATTGCAACAACCGTGATATATTGTGCCCACATTGGAGCAGATACATTATATGTTCCAGATGATGTGTATATTGTAGTAAATGATGCTGATGATGCTAACCCCCAAAATGATGCTGTTTCTGGACTATTTGTTATTCCAATAAATGAAGCACTACCAACACCAACAAATCTACCAATACTAGAAGATGCATAAAATGATCCACTTGCAGAACCGGAGAATGCACCTTGTAATGATCCGGTTAATTGTGCTCGTGAAGCAGATAATATACCAATTCTTGCAGAACCTGTAAAAGCACCTTGTAAGGATCCAGTCCCTTCTAGACCTTCTATTTTAGCAGATGCTGGATATATCATTGCAAATCCAGGAGGAGTTCCATATGGCCAATCTGATGCATCTCTTACAACTAATCTATTTACAGTTAATGTTGCTCCAGGACTAACTTTGGTATTTGCATTTAAGTTTATTGTTTGATCATATAATGGGTTTCTACCTATCACTATATTTTTGTAGTAACTATCGTCTGATCCAAATCTACCTCTACCAAGATAATCGTTATAGTTTGTTCCATCTCTTGTAAAAAATGTGGATCCACTAAATGTAAAACTATCAGGAACTGCATACCAATCTTTAAATAAAATATCATTATTTTGATATACATGCGGTTGTATTGTTGCACTATTCCTAACTGTTATTATGTTACTTGCAGTATAATTTCCACCAAGTGAATGGGAATATGTAGTTGGATAACCTCGAACTATACCATTTACAACTGTTCCATCAAACTCACCTTTAAATGAACCCGATAATGATGCGGAACCAAAGTGTGAACCAGAGAATGAACCACTACCTTGTCCTCTAAATATTCCATCAAATGATCCCGATAATGATGCGGAACCAAAATGAGACCCGGAGAATGAACCACTACCTTGTCCTCTAAATATTCCATCAAATGATCCCGATAGTGAAGCGGAACCGAAATGTGAACCAGAGAATGAACCTGTTAGGTATGCATCACCTTCGTGATAACCAAAATGTGAACCGGTAAATGATCCAGAAAGTGAAGATGAACCGAAGTGTGAACCGAAGTGTGAACCAGAGAATGAACCAGTTGCATCAAATGAACCCGTAAACGAACCACTAAATGATCCGGTAAAATTACCAACACCATATCCTATCAAAAACGATGCAGTTTCTGCATAAGATGCAGTTCCTAATAAAGATCCACTAAAAGTTCCTGAAAGCGATGCAGTTCCTATGTAAGATCCTGTAAACGAACCGCTAATAGAACCGGCTAATCCATAAAAATCACCATAGTGTGATCCGGTAAATGAACCCGTTAATGAAGCACTCCCAAAATGAGATCCACTAAATGATCCACTTCCTTGTCCAAAAAATATACCATCGAATGATCCAGATAGTGAAGCACTTCCGTAGAAATCCCCCCAATGTGAACCACTAAATGAACCACTACCATCTCCAATCATAGAACCACTAAATGAACCACTAAATGAACCAGTAAGAGATGCATTACCTTCGTGATAACCAAAATGTGAACCACTAAATGAACCAGATAATGAAGCACTTCCGTAGAAATCCCCCCAATGTGAACCACTAAATGAGCCAGTTGCATCAAATGAACCCGTAAATGATCCACTAAATGAACCAGTACCTGTTCCATATACAATCGATGCAGTTTCTGCAAAAATTGCATACGATGCAGTTGATATTAAAATATTTGCATATAAATCACCTTCGATGTGGAGATTACCGGAAACATATACTGAACCAGTAACTTCGTGCATATTTCCAGAAACAAAAAGAGATCCTGTAAATTGGTGTGCGTCACCAATATCATCACCAAAGATAGTTGAACCACTGCTAAATGATTGTGTTACAATATAAACAGAAGATGAAACGATATATTGTCTAGCAGTTAAATCACCATCTAATGTTAAATTTGCAAATCTCGGTGAATCATATTCAGCCAATCCCAATACAAATCTTTGGTCAGAACTTGATACTATATTTGTTCCATAGAGATGTTCAAGTGTTTGTGGTGAGCCAGAAACAACACCCGCAGGTAGTGATCCCGTTATGGATCCACCAACTAAAATGGATTCCGAAATTTCTACACCAGTTATTTTAATTCGTTGTCCATCCCAATAAATTGATCCAGATTCCGCTTCAACTGATAGTCTAGAACTAGTTCCTCTAAAATTTAAATCGAACTTTGAAGGATATGTTTTAAAGTCAAGGTATGCACCTTCCTCATTTATCAATTCAACAGAATTTTGAACAACACCCAATGAGAATGGATCACCAACGAGCATTGACCAACCAAAAAGAGATTTAGAAATTGGTCTAACGGAAGATGTTGATATTCTTACTGATGCTGAATATATCGTTGTATTATTTAAACCTAGTTGCCCAATGTCATTGTCACCCCATGCATAAAAACTTCCAGTTTTATCTATTGCAAATGTAAAATCTTGTCCACCGTGTGTATACAACCAATTTGAACCAGTTCCAACTTGCACTGGTGAAGAACGACTAATAGTATCATCTTGACCGAGAGCACCACGAGTGTTATATCCCCATGCCCAAAGTGTTCCATCGTTTTTAATAGCTAAACTATGAAATTTTCCAGCAGATGCAGATACCCATGTTTTTAATGTTCCAATTTGAACAGGAGAAGATTTTGTGGTTGTATTATTGACTTGACCCAATAGACCATTACCACCTTCACCCCAAGTCCACAATTCACCTAATGTGTTAGTAGCCATATAATGATATTGATTACCAACAACACTTGTCCAATTTGAAAGGGTGCCAACTTGAACGGGAACACTTACCTCAGAAACAGTTGGATTTGCAACGGTTTGTCTTCCAGATGTTGCATCACCATCACCCCAAGACCAAAGTGTGCCATCATTTTTAATAGCAACTGTTGTATTTTGTGCAAGAGCAGCATCTTTCCATGCATTCAATGTTCCAATTTGAACAGGAGATGATCTAATTACGGTATCATCTAAACCCAACTGTCCTTTTTGATTTCTACCCCAAGCCCATAGAGTTCCATCCTTTTTAAGACCAATTGTATGTGTTGTTCCTGCAAAAACTTTATACCAATTAGTTTCAGTTCCTATCTGCACTGGTGAAGTAACAGTTGTTCCACCAACATTAATACCAACTTGATAATAAGTATTTAGACCCCAACCCCATAAACTACCGGATGTAGTTATTGCCATTGTATGTGAATCACCGGCAGATGCGGATGCCCAATTTTTTAAAGTTCCAACTTGTGTTGGACTTGAACGATTTATTACATCACCATGACCAAGTTTTCTAAATGTGTTATCACCCCAAGTCCAAAGATTTTTTTCATATTTTACATAAGCAGAATGTTGTCCTCTTGTTGTTGTTCTAAAATAATATGTTAATGGATTATTTTCAAGAACATTTTTCTTTGCTTCTTCTATTCCCTTATATCCCTCTGACTTTATTACAGAATTATCTCCAACCTCTTGTGAACCAGTTATGTAAGCATCGTCACCGTATATGTAAACATTCCCACCCTTAAAAAATACGCTGTATAATTCAGATGAAACATTTGCCTGTTGTAATGAATCATTGAAATATTCTATTTTAAAATCTAAAAATTCATTTCTATGATCTATTTTTATAGGCACATATAATCTTGTAATATTTGGAGTAAATCCAAAATCAGTTTTACTTACAATTCTTATATTAGAAATAGATGTTCCATCTCTTAATAGAAATCTTATTATACCAGTTCCTGCATTATTAACTGGAAGTTTTACAGAATAGTCTAATGCAAATCTATTATCTTTATTTGTAAGTGGTATCTCAGCAACAAATGCACCATATTCTGTATTATTTACAAAAGAACTTCCAGTTGCATATACATTTAATAGTGGTCCTCTATTGTCATATTTATTCTCTTCTACTGAATAATCAAATACTAAACTATAAACCGTATTATCATTAAAATTTGCATAGTATTCGGCTTTTTGTTCAAGTATTATTTCTTGTTTATCCGATAGAACAGATGTAGGTTGAACAGATATTGGATTTATCAAATAATTACTACTTGATAATATATTTGCAGATGGTGCACCTTTTATTGAAGTTGTTTTCCAATACGAATATGGGTTTATAGATGCAGTTATTTTTGTATCAAAATCAAAAACTTTTACTTCATCAGAAAATACACCAATTGGTGTCTCTACAAAATAATTTGAAGCGGTTACTAAATAATTTTTTTCAGTAATTTGACCATCATAAAAAAGTTCGTATGATTGATTTGGTTTTGTTGCACTTTTGCCGAAAACTTTTACTCTTGAAACATTACCTGCTTCAGGATCTAAATTGTAAATGTCTACAACTGCAAATGATTTTATATTTTTTGTTGAATTTCTTTCTAGTGGTATTTTATTATATGTAATATAATATGGTTGGTTTATTGATGATAATATTTCATCATCAACTTCTCTAGAACTGGTTACATATAATCTAGAATCCAAATATATTTGATATGGTGTTAATACTTTTTGAATACTAGATGTATAAGAAAAACTAGATGTTATTAGTTTTGGTGATATTTCATTTGAAAGATATGGAAACCATATTGTTGCGTTTTCATAATCTTTTTTAAATAAATTTTCTCTTGCCCTTAATATAGGAACTTTCTCGTCAGAAACAAAATAATCAGCAGAACCACTTATTGTTTTTTGTTTTTCAGGATCAAACTTTTCTTCTAGAATAGAATATCTTTTTTCTTGTATAGATACTTGAGGATAATGTAGATATATTATTTCGGATTCATTTTTTTTTCTTGTGTTTATTTTTAAACTGTGTGTATATTTGTAGTTTTTATCAAAAACTTCATCAGAATTTAATGGATTGCCGTCTCTATCTACGAATATAGTGGATAATATAGTTAATGTGCAATCACCTGGTTTAGTTGTCTCATATACATAAACAACAACATTTATAGAATCATCTTTTTCTTGAAATTCTAAAACTTCGTGAAATACCGGTTCTCCACCTGAATCAAGAATTTCTATGTATATCGGATACCCAATATCAACAACATCAAAATTTGGAGAAAACTTAAATAAATTTTTACCAGAGGTAAATACTTCTGGTAATTTTGTTATATTCAAAATACCTTCTGATAGATTGTTAAAATCATCAATGTTAGTTTGAACATCTATGTAATTTCTTTTAAGTCTTTTATTTTCTTCCATTCTATGTCTCTATTTTGGAAAAACCATTTTCTTTTTTAATTTCAATATGAGTATCAACCATATCACGCACACTATCTATGTGTGATATAAGTATGACAAACTCAAATTGTGTTTTCAAATAATCCATGAACAGAGAGAAGTTTGCCATAACTGTTGGATCAAGAACACCTAATCCTTCATCTATTGCAATAAAGTTTGGTCTTGGTAAAGACGAAACTTGTATCAATGCTGTTCTGATTGCAAGTGATGAAATAAACTTTTCCATACCACTTGACAATTCCAAATTCCAAAAACGATCATTATCATATACTATGTATGTATTGATACTCTTTCCGTCTGTATCAAACAGAACTTGGAAATCAACAACATTTGCCAATATATTATTTGTTTCTTCTTGAATACTTGGCAAAGCATTACTTATCAATTCATAAGGAACACCGTTTCTATTTACTGCTTTCAAATAATAATCGTATGCTTCATATTCTTTTTCAAGGTCTTTCAACTTTTGTATAGATACTTCACATTCATCTATTACTTTTTCACTAACCTTTACATTACCACTATATTCTAAAATGTTTTCATCAATTTTCTTCAATTCAAATTTCGATAGAGTATTCTTTTCATTTTCCAATTCATCTATTTCTTTTTGAATTTTATTATTCTGATTGATAGCATCTTCATTTTCTTTATACTTTTCAATCTGAATATCAATGTTTACTATTTCATCATTTATATTTTTCTGTTCTTCTTTTGCAGAAAATATCTGTTTTTCTACCGAATATATCTGTTTCTCATATTTGAAAGCACTATTTTCAAGAGAATGTAATTTTTCTAATTCAGAATAAACGTATGAATTTTTTGTAAATTCCTCGTTCAAATCACTTAATTCAAAATTCAATTCATCTCTGTCTTGTTCAAATCCCCAAATCTGTGATTTTGCCCTTTCTGCATCCTTAACAAAAACATTATTTACACAAAACTCACAGTTTGGATCATACTCATGATCTTTCAAATTATCAATTTTATCTTGACAATGTTGGACTTTTAACTTTACACTACGCAAATCAGCTTCAAGTTCTGTTATTCTGTTACGAACAATGTCAATCCTTTCTTTCTTTTCCATAAGAGTTTCTTTATCAAACTCTTTTGATAAACCAATATACTTTTCATGTGATGTTTTTGCATCACCCAATTCATCTTCTAATGACTTTATTTCATTTATTAAATCATTACCTTTTCTATCTAATAAATATCTCTTATCTAATAATGATTGGACAGATTTGGAAGAAAAATTGTCTGCAATCGGTATTAGTTTTTTATTTAATTCGGAAATGGAAACAGTTAATTTTTCAATTTTTTTCTCAATATAGTCCTTCTGATCAGTTGTTTCTTCTAAAAGTATTGCATTTGCCTTATGAATACCAATAGCATTTGCTAATTTTGTTGAATGGTCTTGTTTCTTAAACTCCTTGACTAATGCTTGCAGCCCCTTTACTTCATCCGTAGCAATAGAATTTAGTTCCTCAAATAAATTCAAGTCAAAGAATTGTGCCAACAAATCCTTTCTATCCTTTTGTGCCTTATCTACAAAGTTTGTATTATTACCCTGCAGTGACATTGCAGTTAGGACAAAATCATCATAGGTTCCAATATACTTCCGTATGGCGTAATTAGTTCCGTCACGGTCTTCGCCATTGAGTGATACCAAGTCACCGTTTTCTTCATACCAAAAATCTACATTAACTTTTACATTTCCTTTCTTCTCTTTTGTAGCAACTCTCTTTATGTAAAAGTTTTTTTCACCAATCATAAAATGTAGTTTACATTGAAAGTTGTCCTTCTTATTATTCAGAACTTGTGCCGCCTTAAATGTTCTCGAACACTTATCAAAAAGACAGAACATAATTGCGTCAAGAACAGAAGACTTACCACTTGCATTCGGTGCAAACAATCCATATACCCCATTCATTCCATCGAATTGTATTCTGTTACCCTTTCCATATGAAAACATATTTTCAAATTCAAATGAAATTGGTTTCCATACAAGATTACGAACAACATCGCTTTCGGATAATTTTGTATTTACATTTCTATTTATACCTCTAATTTTTTCAAGTATGTCATCTGTTACCCCAAACTTATCATTTACATAATCCGTAATCAATTTGTTTTGATATTCTACATCACGAATTTTACCAATTGGATTTACTTTTGTTTGAACATTGCCATTACTTGAACCAACAAGGTGTTGTGTTCTAATATCTATAACATTGGTTAATGACTTTAATTCAGTCATTATTTGATTGACTTCTGAATGTGGTGTGTTTGTTATACGCAAACGAATTGAATTATACTTTGTCCATTTTGTTGGCAATTTTTTAATCTTACCGTTTTCAACATCAATCGTATGATAAGACCAATCATTTTCAATTTCAATAAACTTTGATTTCTTATTTTTAATATCCCATTCAATTATACCATGAACTAATCCTTCACCATAGTTTTGTTGTATGAGTGAACCGGCATATGCAAACTTTCCATCAACATCAAGGTATTGGAACTTGTGAATATCGCCAAACATTCCATAGTCGAATCCATCGAACATTTCAATCTTAACATCATTATGTTTCATAAGAACACCAGTATCGGTTGATGCCCTATCAACTGGTCCGTGATACAATACTATTTTTGTCCTATCACTTTTAACATCATCTGCTAAAATAAAGTCTTTTGGATTTTCGTAAACAGAGTTAAGAACAAAATCAACATTTTCCAATGAATACAGACCACTTTGTTTTAGATAAAACAATTCATTCATTTCACCATTGATCATTGAAACGATGGGTGAAAGAGCATCCATTCTACTCATATTGTTTAAGTTACAATCGTGATTACCAGCAATCAAAATTGTTGGTGCAATTCTTGAAAGAGTATCAAGAAATTCTGTAACCATATTAACAAGTTCAGGTGTCATATCTGTTTTTGCATGGACAATATCACCAGCAAGATATACGATAGTATTTTTGTTTTCTTCTACTTTACTTCTACAAACATCATAAAGTTTTTGAAATACACTTCGATATTCTTCATGTCTTTTTAGATTACGAATGTGAACATCAGCAATATGTAATATGGTATCAACACGGGAAAGTCCGCCTGCCCATAGTGTTTCTTTAAGCATATAATATCCTCTGTTTAATTATGTCATAACTGTCTGTTGGTGGTGTAACCGATTTCAAACTTGAAAAATCTTTGAAACCCATTTCATTTATATCTTTACTTTCCATTTGAACTATTGAAACATTTATACCCTCTGAAAGAAGTGATGAAGATATTTTTATTGCATCCGAATAAGCATCGTTATCAAGTGCAACAATTACCTTTGGTGGTTTACGCAACAAAATTCTTTCTCTAAGTTTTGGTTGAATGATTTTGCCGAAGAGTGGAACTGCATTGTATCTTGCAGTAATTGCATCAAATACACCTTCAACAAGTGTAACTGGTTCATCCCAATCGATAAAACAATCAAATCCAATAACATCCTTACTCCACTTTGGATTTTTATATTTTAGTACATCTTCTTCAAAGATAGAACGAGAAACAAAAAAGTTTATGTTGAAGTTTTCATCATAAGATGGAACAATTATTCTGCCAGAATAACTACCATTAGGACAATAACCAATACCATAGCGCAATATATCCGTTCTACCAATTCCTCTTGATTTCAAATAATTCAATGCCTGTTTCATTTGCATCTTTACTTGAATATCTTTTATCTTTGGAAATTCATATAGTTTAATAAATTCTTTTGGTAAAACTAATTCTTCTTTTGTTTCGGTTTTATTTTTGATGTATAGGTTTTTGGTTTTAAGGATTTTGTTAAGGTCATCGAGGTATTGTTTACCGGCTTTTACTTTTTTAAATAGTGAAACTATACTTCTACCCTTAGCATTACTAACCCAACAATGCCATGGATTCTCACCGTTATTGTTTACGGTCAAATCTATTTCGAGTTTTGGTTTGTAATGACTGATGAATGGTGAGAAAAACGAATAATTGTTGCCAGACGTTTTTCTACCTTTACCGAGAACTTTCTCAACAAGAGATAATAAATCGTAGTTTATCATAACCACACTTTACGGAAAATAATACTTGTAACAAATATAAGAAAAATCTGTTACAATTACAAGCACTCTTTTAACCATTCCTCTGGTATTTCTTTCTTTGCCCAACGCCACCCTTTTTTATCACAGTATTGAGCATAGGTCGTTTTACTACCCTTGTATAGTTTAGCATTAGGATTTTGAAATACAAAACGAATGTCTATACCAGGATATTGTTCAAATATCAAATCAAATTTTAATCGGTCTGTCTTTACCCATCTACCCTTTGTTTCAACATACATTTTACCGCCAAATATTTTGTTTAGAACAAAATCTGGAGTGTAATTATGTTTAGTTTCCGGTTGTATGTAGGATATTTTTTCACTTTCATAACTGAATGATTTATTATGTTCTTTCAACATATCATTTACATTATCTTCCAAACCACTACGAAAACCATGTTTAATTGCAACTTGATTTCTACGCATATTACAAATCAAACCTTACAATAAAATTCATATCCACATCATCTCTTTTTTCAACTGGATTGGCAAACTTAGCAACTGCAACTAATTCTCTTTTATCACTATACAAACCAATCGTTGTTACATATGGATTAAAGTTTGGATTAGTAGCATATGTATCAGTTAGCATAGAACCCATTTCTGGATTTGTATACAAACTTGGGTTTTGTGTAAAATTAAATTCATTTTTACGAAGTTTGCATATAACTTCATGTTCCCAATATGTAACAGTGCTTCTATATTTTAATAAAAATCCATTTTCATTATCATTGTAATCGTAATTACCAGTTTTTCCCAAAAATGCATTTTTATATTTTGGTCTTGAATCTGAAACACAAATTATTCCGTGACCGTAAAACACATTACCTATTCTTGATGTTTGATATGCATAACCTTTTTCAAAACTATTATCATATAAATTTGAAATTTCTGTTGAAGTTAGTGCCTTTCGATATATCCGTATTTCATCTAAATTACCGGTAAATTTACTTGATGTTGTTCCGTTTCCTGCAATATAAAATTTATGGTTATTATCAACATTGGTTGTAATTATTTTATTCTGTGTGTTTTCCAATACACCATCAACCCATATTTGATAGTTACTTCCTGTTTTTTGACAAACAACATGATGCCAAGTATTTGCAGTTAATATAGAGGATGTTACTTCCGAATATAGTAAATCCGAACCTTGTTTAAATGTTATAGATTTATTTATAGCAGATGTCTGATTATTTAGATATATGTCAAATGGATATTTTTTTGAGTTTGTAACCATTTCAATTGGTCTATCGTCACCGTCACCGATTTGTGATGTATCTGTATTTAAACGAAAATCTTCTACTGTTTTTTTATCAAATAAACTATTATATGTTGTTGATGTGTCCGTTTGATTTTCTGGAATTTTTAACCAAAAACTAAATGCAAAATTTTGACCTCTGTGGAAATTAAATCTTTGAAATTCATTCACAGAAAGATATGTTCCACCAAAATATGCAGATGTTCCAGTATCTTCATCTGTATCTGATGTTTTTATTCCTGGTTGATAATCAATATATCGTTTATTTTCAATTTTTAATGTATTGTAAAATGGCGATTCATCTATAATATAATCAGTTTTGTAATTTTTTGATGTTCCATATTCTCGGTATTTATCATTAAATCCAACATATATTAATTCGTAATCACGATTTATTATTTTAGATTTATCAAATGAATTATCTATTAAATTACCAAAACCATCATCTGTTATTGTATAATTTAATGATGATGTTAATGAATCATATATTGATATTTCAACACTTTTCTTTTTTATACCCTCGCCAAACATATCTCTTGGTATAACAAACATAGAACCACTTAAATAATGATTTGCAATTAAATTATCATCGGTTACAGTAGAAGGAATTTTTTGAGTTGTTATTGGAGCATAATATCTATGATCCATATAATACCAAAGAACTTTTGGATCTAAACTTTGTGTTGTAAAAATTCTTTCATATAAAGATGATGATAAATTTGCAACTTGTCCAAAATATTTGTAATTTTCAGGAAAAAATGATCTATACAACCCAAGTCTTGTTTTTCTATAATCAAATACATCATTAGGATCAGAACTCAACTGCCAGAGTTTGTTTGCTTGAAACTCTCTTACCGTATGTTCACCTGCTTTTAATTTTTTCCAAGCAAGACTTATACTATTTCCAAATTGAAAAGACATCAGTTCATCCTCACTCTTACTTGAAATCTAGTTTCAACATTATTTTTTCTAAAAAGTGGTTTTTTTAATTTACCAACTGCAAGAAGTTCTCTATTATTATTGTATAATCCAATTGCAGTTATGTATGTTCCACCTTGTCTTTGAAAATACCTATATTTAACATTTTCTTTAATTCCAGATAGATATGTTGGATTATTTGAATATAACATTTCACCTGGCATAACTCTACAAAAATGAGTTTCAACTATTTTCTTTTCCATTGAACGAGCAAAAAATGAACCCGTATTTTGTCTTATGCTACCATAAGGATTATATGATAATGGTGTTAATGATGAACTTATTGACAAAAATAATTTATGTGGATTATTACCATCACTGGATGTTACTGATGTGTCCAGTGAACAAGAGTTATCCAATACCGTTGCATCTAAAATTACAATGCCCTTATTTGGAAAAATAACACCCCAACCATCTGATTCCGGTTCGTCATATATTCCATCCTGTAAAGATCCAGATACCAAATAATAATAATCTTTTATTTCTTCGGTTTCAGATACATACTCATTTCCATCTCTACTATTATCTATTAATGTAAATAATTTACTAGCAGTAGCAACTTGTTCAGATGATAAACTTAATCCACTTCCAGTTAAAAACGGAGGATATGCCGCTAATGATATTTGAAAATTACCAGGATCTAATCTATCTTTAAATGAATCTCTACCAAATTGTAGTATGTAAAAATGATCACCATTCTTGTTATTTTTAAATTCAAATTTTCCATTTGTTTTTTCAAAACATTCCAACATATATTTTCTATACATTGTTTTTGATGGTAAATATTCTGTTTCATAATCACCGTCTATTTCAATATAAGAGGAACCGGAACCAGATATATGTGCGTATGAAATATCAAATTCATGGTAAGAATCAACAGATGATTGTATTTTATTGTATACAGGTAGATAATAATTTGAATGATTAGATGTTGTTGATCCAGTATGTATTCTATAAATTCTTTCGTCTTTATTGCAACTAAACAAACCAAGTGTATGATAAGTTGTTATTGGTATAGACTTAACAAAATCTTGATATTTTTTATCATCATCTAATAGAGTTTTAAAAATATATGTATTGCTTTCTGGTGCAGGTGAGTTATCTATAAATGTAACTACTGGCTGACTTAAAGCATCTGCAAGTGAAGCTGAATAAGATGGTTTTATACCTCTAGCAGCTGCAAAATGAGTATTATTATCAAATTGAAATTGAACATAATCGCGTATCAACGCTAAAAGATACTTATTTGTCAGTAACGAATTTAACATAATTTATTTTATTCCGATGTAATATCATTTTTAAATTCAGTATAAACATAATCTAATATCGATTCATCAACTAAATATCCATTTATTATAGACATTAAACGATTTTCAAGTTGTTCTAAATTATCTAAATTTATTTCTATTGAATTGATATATTGATAATACAAACCTTTTTCACCAACATCATCTGGAAGAATTAAAAATTTATCGTTTTTATAGATAATATCAAAAATTGCCAAGGCATCTAAAGCAGCTTGTTTTTTTATTTCTTGTATTGTTAATAATTTATATGGATTAATTGATTCAAAATCATCCAGTGAAGAATAATATTCACTATCTTCTTCCTTTACATCTGGAAGAGGATTTATTACAAAATTACCTAATGAATATGATATTTCAGTTTCATCCATTACCAATTCAACCTTATTTTAATCAATACATCATTTTCAAGACTTTTTTGTATTGGTCTACTTAATTTTGCAATTGCAAGTAATTCTCTTTTTGGATTATACAAACCAATTGATGTTACATATGTAACAGGATTTTGCACAAAACAATCATACTTTAAAGCACCAATTCTAGTTGTATCTTCTGTTACAAATGTTGGATTTGTGCTATAATTTGCATGTCTCGATGGTATTCGTATGAAGTAATGATTTGTTGTTTTTTCTCTAACATTTCTTGCCTTCATTGGATAACCAACAACCGCAGCACCACTAATTGATGTATGTAATTTATACGCATTATCACCAGCAATATTACTACCAGTAACAGTATTGAAACTCAAATATGAATTTAATTTAGATCCATCAAGTATTAATAAATTTAAATTTGGATATACCTTACCATAAGTAGTGATTGTTGTTCCTATACCCGATTCGTGAACACCATCTTCTATACTACCACTAACAAGGTCATAACTTGTAAATGGTGCCTCTACACAGAATTGTGAATCATCGGAATCGCCTGAATTATCTATCAATCGTAGAATTTTTGGATTTGATCCAGAGACCATAACATTACTACCTGTGTGGAAATTATTTGGTATACCACTACCACTTAATTCTGCAAGATTAATTTCAAAATTACCAGGATCAATTCTGTGACTCAAACCATCCCTATTAAAGTTTATCACGTAAATATCGTTTGGAGTATTTTGAGTTCCACTATTGTAAAACTTAAATGTATTTTCAGGTGGTTCTAAACACAACAATTTATTTTGACCATATATTGCCCTAGAAGGACTATCACTATAATCATAACCAATACTTAATGAACCGGAACCAAATCGGTTTCCATAAGCAACAGCATAATATGGTTTTCTATTACAGTTATCACAATCTGTTATTTCATAATAGTAATCTTTTGATACGGCAGTTTGAGTTGAACTGGTAAGATAACATAATAATGATTGTGATGTATTGAATAATCCCATCATTATATTCTTTTTACTTCCACGAATTACATCCTGTCCAAACAGTAGTGGATGATATATTCTAATAGAAGATTCATTACATTCTGGACTCAAAGATGGTTGTTCGCCTGTAACTTTATATCCAACAGGAAGCATATATTTTGCATATGTGTTTCCAAAATCTTTTGGCTCTCTAACATCTTGAACTACAATTGGATTACCCATATCATCATAATATGTAAATCCTGTATACAGATTGTAACAATTATAGACTTCTATATCAACACAACCACATGGATTACTTGTATCTAATTGCCATCCTAAATATTTACATTCTTCTTTTGGAATACATGTGCCATTTTTATTTAATTCTACACTGCCGAGTTTAGGTAATCTATCTACAAATTCAGCAACACCTGTATCTGAATTTATCATATCATATTCATTCTCAGTCCAAATATACCATTGTCCAATATTTGGTCCAATAGTTTCTATCTTTGGATTTCGTGAACCAAATTGTTGCATTACCATAGTAGAAACATATTTTCCGGTATCGCTCTTTGAGAATGTAGTGTTATTTAATCTACGTCTTTCCGCCTCATTTGGAATTGGTGACATTATTGGTCTACCATTTGAATCGTATGACGATACATATTCTATTTTTGCACCACTAACACAGAATAATTCTATGTAATGTTTTCTTAATCTTTTTATCCTATACTTGTTTATATCAAAATATGCAGACCAACAATCTGATCCAGCGATTGTTCTATCAATTGTTCTTTTTTCTGTTCTAACAATTTGTTTTGAAACAATATTACTTCCTTTAAATACAAAAGTTTTTCCAGGAACAATTTGAACTGCACCATCTACTCTTCCAGGGGCAAGTGTTAATGATTCATATAAACCATTTTTATATGTTTCTTTATTTACATTATCTTGAATATCTTGAAAATCATTAGATATTTGTTCTTTAAAATTCCACCAACCCAGCATATCGCCATTACCTTTCCAAGGTTTAGTGCAATCATTTATTTCAGCAGGTTGTGGTGGTGCCTGACAATCATAATCAGTTTCTATTGGTCCTTTACACATAATAATAGATGTATCTCTATATTTCGTAGTCCAATTATTTTGATAAGCAGATGGTGCAAGTGACCACAAATTCATCATTGATGATAATTCAAGCTGTATTAAAAGTGCCTCAACTATACCAGCTGCCTTTAATGATGTGTTAGTTACCGTATCTTGTATTGGTGTAAATGTTTCAGCAGACCTACCTATACCAGTTACAGAATCAGTCCAATTGAAAGGAATTAATGGTCTTGCAGGTGCCGGAAATCCTGGTTTCAATCCATAGTATTTTCCAAGATTATCTATAGCAGTTGCGGAACTATAAGAACCATTGGTATATGTCCCCTTCAATCCAAGTGTTGGCGATGAGCAAACATTTCTATCGGTTATATTTCTACCAACAACAAAAGGACTTTGGTTAGTAACTAACTGTTGGTATATTTCTGAAAGTAAACTTAGTGGTAAACCGGATCTTCTTTGTCCTTCTGGAATATAATTTAAAGCAGAATATGTTGCCTTTATTATTTCTTCTAAATCAAAATACCAAGAATAAAATAATTTACCTTTACCTTTTAAGAATCCTTCACCTGGAGATCTTTCAGAAACGTTACATGGTTGATGAATCCAAGAATTTTTTGCAGTAACAGTATATTCTGCAACTTTTTGTGAAGTTCCTGGTGTGTAAACACTATTGTATAAGTTAGCATCCGATGCATTTACATTTATACCAGGAATACCAGTTATTGGAGCACAACATCTATAAACTTCAAATTTTATATTACATGGATAACCAACATCAAATTTTTCAAACCCATCTGGTCCTGCTAAAATTCTTTGTGAACGGTCTTCTCCACGTGTGGTTTTTATCCAATATTTAGGATTTTGACATGGGCGTAATACTCCTGTATCTCCAGGTTGTCTACCTCCTCCGCCACCTGATCCATCAACTGGTGTATCTGTATCACGATCTCCACCCGGAAGCGATGATGTAAGTGATGCGGTTGGTAAAGCGGATATGTTTCCTTGATCACTAAATGGATCAAACAATCCACCACCAGAAACCAAATCGCGTGTTGGATTAATAAAAATATTTGTTCCAGTTCCAGTTAAATCAAATGGATTACGAACATTTGTGTTGGTAACTGTTGCCGTATTATTCAAACCCAAATTTACTGGCATCAATGCAGTTAGTTCTCTAAAAATTTGAGATGATTCCATTGGTTGTGGACCATATGGATAATCTAAACTTTGTCTTTGTTGTTTTAATGTTGTGTTTGAGTCCAACCAATTGGCAAAACCTCTCAAGAATACTTGACTATTTGCATTTGAAGCTACAAGAAATCTAAAATAGATATTAAATGCAGTAATCCATCTCCCATATGCATCGCGTGTATTTTTTCGTCTAGTTGCTTCTAAAGAATTTGATCCACTCTGTATTACTGCAGTATCATACTCACGAACTGCCCTCGATTGAAGACTTCTCAATGAACTAATAATATCATCTAAACTGGCGCTGTTACGATTTCGTACTGCAACCATACCAGCTTTTACACTATTTAATCCATTTGATTGACTATTTCCTTGTCCTGCAAAATTTAATACATCAATAACAAAATTACTTCCTGGATCTGGTACTGCCATAATTTACACCTTAATAATCTATTTTTATTTTAATAACGAGTTCTTTATCAAACGTTTTTGCAATTGGTTTATTTAATTTTGCAACCGCAAGCAAATTGTAAAAATCATCATATAAACCAACGGTTGTAACATAAGTTCTTGGATTATCATACATTGAAGGCCATTTCAATATATTAGAACTTCCAGAATAAAATGAATTATTGGTTGTATAATTAAATTCATTATTTTGTAATCTAGCAAAATAATAAGTTGAATGTAATACTTCACTTGTTTTACCACGAAAACCAAGTGTAGAAGGATTAGATGCAATAGCACCACTTATTGATGTTAAAAATCTAAAAGCATTATCATCACCACTGGCAGTCGCTGGATTATTTCTTGTGAAGAAAGATGCAGATGCATCAAGTGCCTTACCATTCAATATAATTACACCGTAATCTGGATAGAATAATCCCCAAGGAGTTGTGTCTGAAGTAAATATACCGTTTGCAATACTACCACTTCTAATATAATATACTCTACCACCTTGTGATGCAAGTTCTGTTGAAGATGCACCTGAATCATCTATCAATGAAACTATTGCAGTTGGAGCAACAAGTGTTCCTCCAGACGTTAATTTTGCCAAATTTAATTGCCAAGTGTTAGTATCCATTCTATCTTTATATCTAGCACGGTCTATGTTTATTACATAAATGTATTCAGAAGTTTCATCATTAGAAAACTTAAATAGAGTTTCACTTGCATTCAACAATAATTGTTTATATTGTGAGTATATTGCTTTAGTTGGATAATCTAATAAATTCTGTCCATATGAACCGGTTCCAGAACCGCTACCATATATGTGTCCGTATGCTAAACTAAATTGAGATTCAGAACCTTGTATATTTGATTGACTATTAAATATCTGGTAATAGTATCTTTTTTCATTACTTGATTGGGCTGAACTTGTAAAAATAGAAGTTAGTGATGACTGAGCATTTGACCATAAAGGTGCAGTAACAACTTCTCTTTGATTTGCAGATATTGAATCTGGAGAAAATTCTTTGTAACTAAATGTGCTCATAACATTAATACTCCAATTTTACTATTATATTCAATAAGTCTCTTGTTCCTTCAAACTTCACAGGTCTATTTAATTTAGCAACAGCAATTAAATCTTTGGTATTATTATACAAACCAATAGATGTGATATAAACTACACTTGCCTGTGGTGCCTGTCTGTTTAGTGAACGCCATTCCTCCTCCTTTATTATTCCAGTTCCACGTAATACACTATCCGTTGGAAAATCAGGATCAGGTGATTCAGCAGGAAGAACATAAGTTGGATTATTTGACGCATATCCAAACTGTGACGGCATTATATTGATATAATAAGATGATTCATTTTTAACATCAATAGAACGAGCTATAAATCCAGAATTTCTATTAGCAGCTGCACCACTAATTGATGTAAATAACTTAAATGAATTATCACCAGCAACATTACTACCAGTAACAGTATTAAATCCTAATTCATCATTTAATTTATCAGCATCCAAAATCATTACGCCTAAACTTGGATAAAGAATACCATAACAATTATCTGGATAAGAACCAGATACACCATTAGATATACTCCCACTAACAATATATCTTGGTCTTGATATAAAATCAGGATTAGAATCCACTGCCCTTTGGTTTGCATCACCAGAATCATCAATTAGTGATATTAGTTTTGGATTTGATCCAGAGACTCTAACTCTACTACCGGTGTGAACATTATTAGGGACACCACTACCACTTAAACCAACCAGATGTAATTGAAAATTACCAGGATCTATTCTGTTTCCAAATTTATCTCTATTTACCGATATTGCATAGATGTGTTCAAATGGATTTATTGATCCCGATAATAAAAATCCTTCTTCATCTCCATCCAAACACATTAATTTAAATTGTGTAAACACAGATTTTGATGGTGTATCACCACTAGTTGTATCAACTGAATCTAAATATGCAGAACCAGATCCTGCTTCATGTCCATATGCAATAGAAAACATACGTTCATCATTACAAGTTAATGACGCAGATCCCCAAACTTCATAGTAATATGATTTAGAACTAGATACAGAACCACCAGTTTGTATTGAACTTGTAAAAAATGTTTTTAATTCACTCGATACACTACCCCATAATGATTTTGCATATGAATTTGCAACAACATATTGTGGATCACTATTTGGATAAGTAACAGGATGAAAAATTAAATTTGCCATAATATAATCCTATATTTTTCTAATTAAAACGGTGTTAGAATGTATATGAAATAGGAACAACTAATCTTGAACCGTATGTTTCATTTTCTAAAATAAGTTTTGTTGTTTTAGTTTGCACATCTTGATTAGCAAATGTCTTACCCACAACTGTAAAAGTCAAATCAAATGTTGAATTATTTGGTATCATATTACTATATTTTATAGAATTGCCAGACGGACTTGTAACAGTTCCTGTTGGTAAACTGTCAGCACGTAAATCCATATATGTTGTGTCTAAAATAGTAACAGAATATGTCATTCCACTTTCTGACAATTTATCATCTTGCGGCAAATTTTCATATTTGTAAGTAGAAAATGTAATACTAATTTCACCTTTACCTTTTCTAGCAGAACTTTCAAACGAATATGATGTTGCATCATCAAATGTTCTTAAATATGGTATAGATTTTGTTCCAACTGGAAGAGTAATCAGCTTATATTTCATTGACTGTGTTTCGTCTGGAACTGCCTCAGTAATTGGCATGTTTTCAATAACTACACCATAATAATTTGTTCCAAGTCCATGAAGCGGGTTCCATAAATCATAATCAACTTCATCATCCGAAAGAGCAAATTGTGTAATGTTGAATGCACCTTGACCTTTTGCCAACAATTCTCTTCCCTTTTTGGTAAGAATTGCATCTACTGTTATTGTTCCGCTATTGCTTAAATAACCCATTTTAAAACTCCTTTTATTTTAATAGTATTACTTTATGACAAATAAAAACCCGTTGTGGGATGTAATAATAATTCTAATATAAATATGTGTAAGAATTATATTTTACAAATTAATTACAATATATTTGGTCTAACTTTAACATATGTTTCGGTAATCACATCATTTGGTGGAACAAATGATGGAATCAATGTTTCATTTATTTCATCACCATATACCAAAATTACTTTTGAACCCAAATATCTATGATTTTGTGTTGCAGTTGGTAAAGATGTTGGGTTTACATAATTTGTTGAAATTAATGAATGTGTTGTTGGTGTATTGTTAATATAATCCGGCATAGTAGAAAAGACAGGTTCAAACTTTTTATAGTAACCATCGTCTACATGACTGTATACTTGTTCGTATGTTGCAGTTATTTTTTCTTCTGCATTATATGATAGAGATGTTACCTCTGTCTTTAATGTGTAATTAGATGTATTTGGTATTGTAGTTGGTGATGCCGCAATTACAGGAGCACTCCAAAATATAGATACATTCATGTTTTCTTCATCACTATTTAATACCGAATCAAGAACAAATTTTGCCTTTGGTTTCAATGTGAATCTAATGTCATTGTATTTGCCCAATAATAATTTATTATCCAAATTCAATGTTGTTTTTATGGTATCTGATGATGCTTTTAAAATTTTATTTTGAGCAACAATAGTTGTTTTTTTAGGTTGAATATCTGTTGATTTTAAATTAAAATTTAGGTTTACATCATTTTCAATTTCATCAAATTGAGTAACAACTTCTACTTCACTTGTAAATTCACCTTCTATGTCATATATCTTACTACCTAAATCTTCATCAAAACCAATTAATACAGTTCCTTTATTGTAAGAAAACTTTGAAACTGGTTTTGGCAATTTAGACAAATCATTTGTATCTATAACATCTTGATTTATTCCAGAAAAATCTTTTAATACTGATTGTTTTGATCTTTCAAGTATATTTGGTTCAACAACTACACCAAGTATTTCATTAACTCGCAATGGTAGAGTTTGTCTTATTTGTTCAAATACACTAAAATCAAATGCAGAAAGTAATCTAATATAAGCAGTAAAATCATTTTTATTTTCATACTTCTGCCAATATTCTCTTGAAAACCATTTTAATCTTGGATATTCATTCTTATTTACATTTGAATATTCACCAAAATAATCATCTAATATAGTATATCCAATTGCCTCATATATGTCTTCATTTATTATATGTTGTGGTGAAAAGGCAACCATAACTTTATTTGAATCAATAGAGTATCTGTCAAATTCAGTTACAGTATTTGATTGATGCATACTTAATGGTGAAAGTAAAGATGCAGAATCAATTCTTATCTTTTCTGTAAACGGTGTGTCATTTGCAACAGAAACAACTTCCATTGTATAATTTTCAGTTATAGATTCAAATGCATCTATATTGAATCCGTAAAAAGATGCAGTTTTTGGTGTCTCATAGAATATATCTTTCAATCTATTAGGATGTGTGCTATTTAAACTTTGAGTTAAAGCAACATCCCATGGATCCCAAAATTTCCATTGTGCTTGTAAATCATAAAAGGAAGATGTTTGGTAATTCCCATTATATGCTCTCGGAGACAATGCATGATTATTAAAAGAAGATGTGCTTAAAATATTTGACCAATATCTTAATTCAAAAATAGAACCGGATAATATTTGGTTTGTTACTGGATTTGATCCAGAGCCAATGTATAATTTTCCAGTAGAAGACCAAGCTCTGTTATAGTTTGGTTCAATACTACCACTTATTACTATACTTGCAGATTGTTCTATTGCAATTTTACCATATTTTGCAGTTCGTAAAACTAATTCATATTTTTGATTAACAGATGTATTATCCGCGGATCCACTACTTCTACGAATCATTATGTTTAATGGTATATCATCAAACAAATATGTGTCATTTATAGATGCGGATTTGTAATTAGTTCCATCACTCATGTGGAATTTTAAACTACCTTTTTCAATATCACTACCATCGTGGTGAATTGTTACAAACCAATCTAAACGACTACCACTTTGTTTTTGAAGAACTGTTTGTATGGGATCTTTTTCATAATCATATAATCTATCGGGTTCCATTTTCCAACGGAATGATAGTGTATCTGGATACTGCCAAACATCCTTAACATTATTAACCTTATCCCAAGGAACCTCAACATGATGTTGTCTTGTTGGTGATGGCCAACTACCAGATAAGTTCAAATAGTATGTATGTTTTTCCCAATCATATGTTGGTGGTTTACCAAAATCTGCTGTATCTGGTCCACCATACTCTCTTATAGCCAATAAAGTTTGTGGAATACCATAAGCGGCAAGTAATGCCTTTACTGCTCTTCCAGTGCCTTTTGTTTTGTAAACATATGGAAGATTATTTAATACCCTTCTCCAAACTTCTTTTGTTCTCTGCTCTTCTGTTTTTGCAAGATATTTGTTAGTAGTTGTTCTTCCAGTCCAAATCGGTTCACCACTTCCACTTACACCAAGAGCATATTCCCAAAGATCCTTTGCTTGAGTGCCATGAGTTAATTGCCACCCTAAATTTTTTGTAGCATGATAAATTAGATCCTGAGACATTCCATCTTTTGGATTTTCTTTTCTTTGATTTTTTCTTAAAATATGATCAGTATACAAATACATTATGTCAAAATGCTGACCAACCATATTTACAAAACTTACAAATTGTTCATTATCATTACTATCCCTCAAATATTCAGGTATTGATTTTTCCAAAGAATTGTAATTTTTTAAATCATAATCAGTAGCTTTATCCAATAAATCAATATACCAATTTGTTGCTTCTTCAGAAATAGTTGGATATAAATTAAATTTACCTTCTTTTGTTAATATATGATAAGAACTAGCAGTAACATCCAATTCATATTTTGGGTATGGAGTAATGGATGCAAATGATTGTGTTGTGTAATAATTACTAGAGGTAGTTTCATAATATAAAAACTTTTCAAAGTTATCAAAACCACTTATTAATTTATCACGCAATCCTTTTACTTTTATTTTATTTGCATTAACAGAACCTGTATATGTTTCAAGTAAATTTAATTGATTATTAAAATCTTCTATTAATGATACTTTATAGTTAAAATTTTCAACTCGGTCTTCTGCAGAAGAATAAAATATAAAGTTTCTAAATTCTCTAAAATCTATGTTTAATTCTATTGATGAACTATTTCCACCAATATATCTATTTAAAATTTCCTGTGATGTTTGGACGTTAGTTGATAATAAATCTGTCCAAGATTTGTAATCTGTTTCAGAAGAAACCCAATAATCCGTATTTGCTTCAAAATTTGCACCTTTAATGTAAGGTATAACTTCAACTTCATCTTCTCTTAAAACTTTAACACTTTCGATTAATGGCTTTAGTATTTGTAAACCAACCCAACATTCATAATATAAATCTATATCTTCTGGAAGTTCATCATATAGTTTTACAAAGAAATAAGTATTGTCCCCGTCTGATGTAACATTGATTACATCGACTATCATATTTTCACCAAAATTTAAAACAATTGGTGGCAAATAAACATTTGAAGACAGATATGATAATACAAAAGATTCTAATGCAGATCTATTTGTTGAATTATTATTTATTAATTTTAATTTTAATTCACGTCTATTTTCAGAAATATCTGCCACAAAAACACGACCATCGGCTTCTTGTTCAGAAGGACCACCTAAATAATTTACAAAAAAATTGTAAACTAACTTGTATTCACCTTGAAAAAGTTTTAATTTGGTATGTATGTGATTGTGTATATCAAGTATTACGTTTCTTTCGATTGTTTGTTCTGGCTGACCATTTGAGTTTTGTATAGTTCTTGTTACTGTTTGTATTTCAAATGGTAAATTGTAAAATGATCCGTTTTCAACATATGCAGTGTTTGGTAAAAATGCATGAACCTCAACACTATTTGGATTTAATTCTTCATTATATTCATTTAAAACAGGAACAATTAATCGTCTTCTAGCAGAAGTTGTTAAAAATCTTGTACCACGAATAGTCAAGTTCGTAGATAGTATTTCTTCAAGATTTGTATAATTAAAATTACTCATTATTATTTCTACTTCCACTTATTATTTCAGTTAATGCCAATAATGTAGCCAATTGAGTGTCTTCAAATACTCTAGTCGATTCTTGTATTTGTTGATTCATCATATCTTCTATCATAATATTTTGTTCATCAACTATTTGTTGTGTTGAATTTATCGCTTCTTGTAATGCCTGATTTTCTGCAATTGCATTTGCTCTTTCATTTGAAATAGTTGCCAAAACATTATCAAAGTTAGATATTGCATCTAATTGTCCTGTTATTATCTTATCCTTTTCTTCCAATTCTTTATTCAATTCATCAATTTGCATACTCAATGCAGCGGTGCTATTTCCTGTATCATCTATTATATTTGCCAAATTTGATAAAAATTCTCTTTTTGCAACATCTTTTGTAAATTGTTCCATTGCATCCGGATTATTCATAATTTCTGCCGGAACTGTTACACCGGATGGTAATGGTGTTAGTCCACTTAACATATCAGACTGTGCCAATAATATTTTACTAACAACAACTTCTTCTGCTTTTGTTGCTTCTGGTAAATTTTTAAATTTCACATCTATTACTTCTGAAAATTCTCCTTTTAAAAATCTACCGTCTACTACTGGTAGATTAATTTTACCTCTATTAAATTTTTCAGAATCAGTTGTGTAACTAATTATATGTCCTGATTTTTCATCTCTTTTTAGCATGATTATCTTGTAACTTTAAAATAATAATTGTTATCAAAAAATGTAACAACATCACCACCATCTGTTTCAACTTTAACAACAACTCTATAAAATCTTTCAGGTTGAAAACTATTCATCCAAATATTAAAATAATTTCCAGTTGAATCACAACTAATTTTTGTCCCAATATTATCGAATGGAAGTATTATTTCATCAGTATGTGCATCTCTAATTTCATAATAAGAAGATGATGGTAGATAATAATTTACATTGTAATACGATTCAGTAGAATAAGTTTTTGTTGGATATAATTTATTGGCATGTATTCTAATTTTTGCCTTTTCATTTTGAGAATAGAATTTTTTTAATTTTAAATTTAAATTTACGCCATATTCTGGAATTAAATTTAAACTTCCGGTAGAAAATTCACTGTCATCCCAAACAACATATAATTTAGGAACATATATTGTATTACTATCAGTTCCAAAAAATTTTAAACTTGTGCTAGAATCCGCAGATGTTTCTACATCATTTGAAAATTTTAATATAAATCCATCATTTTCAATTCTTGTAGATCCAGTTATCCATCTCTTTGCAATGTCAGTAACATTCATATAAACATCTGATGTTTGATAATAGAAAGATTGTGTGCATTCTAAGTTATCATAATCCCACCATGTTCCACCACCTTCATTTGTATTATATGATGATGTAACTCTAATTGATATACGATTTCCCCAAATTGCATCATCTTGAATCCAAGTCTGTGATATTTCATCCCACTCTAAACTTGATAAAGTTGGTGGAATATCCCACATTATACCAACATTTTTTGAAGTTCTATATGTCCATGATACACCATCGGTAGTTATAGGTTTATTGTAAAACCTTCCTGTTCCATTTATCCAAGAGGAACTTACCGGATAAGCATAAATTTTATATTCTTGTGGAATTTCTCTAGCATCAACAGTTTTTAGTGAAAGGTAATAGTTTGCATTTTGTGATATTTTTCCAGAATTTACTTTCTGTTCTATTTCATCCATATCAAATTTCATCAATATTCTGCTGTTGTATATTTTTGCAGAACCGGATGAACCTTCATATAAATGTGATAACTCCACAAGTTGATCTAAACCTGTATTTTGATGTTCTGTTTTTTCATATATTGTTGCATCTTTTTGTGCATATATTGTATAAATCATCCGAATGCCCTCACTCTACCTATAATATCATTTTGCGGGTATTTTATTTCAAATATAGAAGGATCTAAAGATGGAAATATTATTCCATCTTTTGTAGCAGCACCAATATCGTATGCATGTTGGGAATAACCAAGTGTTTGATCGTATTTATTTACAATTTTAACATTAACAACTGTTTGAACACCTTCTACTTTATCTAATTCTGTAAATATATTACTAATTACTATCGGTTGATTTATTTGCCATCTTCTAATATCAAAATAATTGGAAATTCTATCAATACATCTTAAAATAACTTGGTTACTATTTTGATTTGGTATAGTCATTATATCAAATTCAACACCAATGTTTATTACGTATGCATCTCTAATGTTTATAGCATCCGTTAAAATTCTATGATAATTTAAATATGTTTTTAAATTTTCTTTTGTAGCATCATTTACAGTAGTTAATCTTTGATCACCGTCATAACCCAAAACATAAAAATTTAAAGCCAATCCATTTTGAACACGATCACTATTATACACCGATTCTCTTGTCAATTGTGTATCCTTTGTAATATATGCCTTTGCAAGAGAACCATATCTGGAAGGCATACTGTATGCCCGTATTATGTAATCCTCTTTTGTAACAGCACGATTTTGTGAAGCAAAATAAGCAAGAGCATTTTCTCTAATTTCATTTGCAGTTTCTTCACTCTTTGCACCTTTTGCTGGTTCTGGATTAGTAACAGCAAGACTTGATATAACTTGTTCATATAAAACTGGATCCAAACCTGTTTCGTCAATTAATAATATTTTACTTATTATTCTTGTTAATGTATCACTACTAACATTGTCTGATAAACCATTACCCGTTGTATAAAAAACACTTAATGTTGTGTTGTTTGGTGCAAGTCCATAAGTTTTTGTGTATAAAAAGTTTGAAGGATCTATATCAAAAGATGTTGATCTATCTATACCAACAAGTGAACTACCAACCAAATCAGGATTTGGAATCAATTCTTCATCATCAAGGTCAGAAACACCCGCACCAAAATTTATTTCATATCTAGTATCATCTATCTGCCTTGTAGAAAATCTTCTAGCAACTTTTTTTAATTTTAATAGATACGGAGTTTCATCTCTATATGTGCTCAATTGTCTATCGTTTCTTGGTATATTTAAAACTGGTTCAAATATCGTATCTTGTGCTAAAAATGGAACATGATACCAAACATTATTATCCGAATCAACTGCATACAAAACTTCTATTAAATTTGCTTCTTCTAAAATTACACTATCATATGGTTTTGGATCTGCAAAATCATAATCTATTTGTTGAATTGTTCCTGAAGATGCTCTTACTGATTTTTTTAATAAAAAGAATAATACTTCACCGTTATTATCTACCTCAAACGGAGTAACTTCTGTTGGATCAATTGAACTACTAAATTTAAAATCAACATAATCTATTGTTCTAAATTCAACATTAGATGTTAAATCAGTATTACCAACAACCATATCTGGTTCAATTGCAAATGCATAGTTGTAATCAGGAACAATAGTATCGCCAACTTGAATAGATGGAACTATCTGAAAAACATCTAATTTTACATTTGAAGCAATTTTCCCCTTTGGTCTATATCCTAGTGATTGTGCTATATTTAATATGTTTGGTTTTTCTGTTGCATGTAATATCATAGATTCTTGCAATGTAACATCGGTGTAATACGATAAAACATCACCAACATAAGCAGCCATTTCCATGAACATCATTCCGGGAGATGCTTCATTAAAATCTTGATATGTATTTGGAAAATAATTTTTTGTAAAATCTATAAGATTTTGCTTCAATGAAGAAAAATCCCTTGACAAATATCTTATATCTTTTTTAACTAAATCAGCCATTATTTAACGCCTCTGTGATGTTTAAGTTACCGGTTTCATCTATAAATATCTGAATTGGTAAATATATGCCAGTATCTACTATTTGCACAACTAATGATATTTTTATCGAGTGGTCTCTTTCGTCTTCCTGTTCATCTGCCAAACCCGCATCCAATCTGCTAACAACCAAATACGGCATCCATTCTGTTATTGATGAACGAATTTCATTTTTCAATGAATCAAAAAATTCTTCTTCTGTTGATATATTTTCAAACAATAGAGTTCGTATATCTGTTCCAAATGTTGGCAACATATATCGTTCACCCTTTGCCGTTAATAATAAATTTTTTAAGTTTGAATAAACCTGTTCTTCATTTGTATATCCCAATTTAAAAATACCTTTTGGGTTATTAAATGGCAATAAAACACCTAGTGGTTTCGCATACTTTAAGTTTGTAGCGTTTTCACTATTTGGAATTACCTTTTTTCTTCTAAAATAAGACAAGTTTTATCTCCCTTTCTTTTCTTCTATTTTTTTCATAAGAGCAGAATAATCTTTTGTTAATGCAGACATAACTTCATTTGGTATCTCTGATTTAGAATATCCTTGTGGAATAGGTGTATTATTTCTATCATAACCAAATCCTTCAGCCATATCGGAAGTAAATCTAAATTCATCTTCTACATCATAACTTTCTTGTAAACTTCTTTTTGTTTCTTCGAGCAATTCTTGTATTGAACCAAATTCAGTTTTTTGTGTTTTTGTTTTAACAACTTTTTTTGGAGTTTGAGTTTCATTATACATAGAAAGACCATGTTTCAAAGTAGAAATATCATCTTTTTTTGTTTGTTTTTGTGTCAATTTTTTATTGAGAGCATATTCAATTTCTTCTCTTATTATTGACCGTATTTCTTGTAAAAACTTTTTTGAATCCATATGAAAATTCCATTAAATAATAACAATTCTAATCTATAAATATCTATTTTAAATAAATACCTACCAAACTATGGCATTTGGAAATCCTGTATATCTAGGTGGAACAATAACTTTATTGTTTATTATTAAAGATGTAGATGATCCACTATCCAAAAATACAGCATGTTTAACATTTCCCAAATCATAAACTTTATTTCTCGGTATTATGTAATCTGTTGGTTTGGCGTAAATATAAATAAAAAATGTACCATCATAAAATGTCCCCACTATTGTTCTTCTGGCTGGTTTTTTAGGTGGATACATTCTATCTTTAGATCCATTCAATATGGCAACCGGAGTTACCGAAACTATGTATCTAGCATTAGTTGGTAATGCCGGTCTATTTTTTACAACATGAAATTGATTGTTTTCTATGTATGCAATATGTGGGATAGTTCCTTTGCCTATTTTGTAAAGAGGATCGTAATATTTATCGTCTTTATATGGTCCAACCCACCAAGGATAATGGTAATCAAAAAATGAACAATTTATACCATTTTTCTTACCAGATAGTCTAATAAGTTCAGGTAAAGAAACTAAATTTAATTTTTTATCTATTTTTGATTTGTTATCATTTGGGACATCAGGTGCAAAGAACTTAATATCTTTTACTTTTAGTTTAACTAAATACTCTGTGCCAGGAACTAGTTCTATTACACCATCCATTTTAGTTTCCCATTAAATGATAATGATATTAAAAATATAAATATCATCTCCAGACTAAAAAGTTTGGAAATTTATCATATCTTGGTTTTACAACAGTTTCGCCATTATAGTATAAACAAGTAGATCCTCCACTATCTAAAAATGCAGAATCTTTTATTCCTGGTAATTTTAATAATCTTTCAACTGCCTGATGTCTTGTTATCTTACCTTCTTCTTCCCAAATGTATACAAACATATTGCCATCATCCATATTTCCTATTATACTCCATGCTCGTTTATCACCTCCAGTTGAAGTTATATTTTGTGAATTAGTATTTGTTGCTCTAACTTTTACAGAAAATACATACTTTGCATCACCAGGAACTGCTAAATATTTTTGAGTTGCTATTTTAAAATTATTATTAGTATCAATATATGCATAATAACCAACATCCTTTGATTTAGGTTCTCTCTTGTAAGCAGGTACACCATCTTTTTCCACATATGTTACAGTATCATTTTTAAATGGTGGAATATAATAAACACCAAATTTATTATTAGTATTACGTTCAAAATATGAACAATTTACACCATTAAGTGCATTTGCAGCTTGTAAAAATTGTTCTGGTTCATACATCTCTTTACCAATTACTGATGGTGGACCATTCAACGGTAATGTTACCAAATTTACTTTTGAAGGACTTATTTTTACAAAATATTCTCCTGGACCTATTTTTATTGTATCGTTTACTGGTTGAGGTGCAGTGTTTACTCCATTATTTACAGTATTATTTTGTTTTGGAATATTATTACTGGTACCAGCCATTAAACCAAGACCATTGCTAAGAGGACCAGGATATAAAAAGTATTTTTCACCTTTACATATAGTTTTTAATCTATTATTCATTCCTTTATTTTTTTTATGTGTAAATATTCCATTTACAGCGTTTGCTCCTAATAAAAAATAATCAGAAGCTTTTGTTCCAAATCCATCTGTTTTATTACTTTTACCTCTTGTTTTGTAAAAATTCTTAGCAGTACCTGCACCTAAAAGATGTGATACCGCTAACAAACCTGCAATTTTATCACATCTCATTTTATTTAGATCTTCTTTTGAAATTGCATTTTTTCCAGATTGAAGATATTTGTAATTTATTTGAATGTATTCTTGCATACCAATTTCTTGTGCAATAGGACATTGTAAATATTGTGTTAAACTTCCAATTTTTAATTTTGACAATCTTTTATTATTCCAAACTTTTTTTGATTTCCAATTTTTTCCAGTAGTAAAAGTGTCTAATAATGCAGAATATCTTCCAAATTGGTATCTTCCTGCATAATTATTAGAATCACCACCGATTATATTATATTTAGATGTTGATTCTGATGCAGCCAGTGCTGCAATAAGATTTGCAATTTGAGCAGGAGTTAATCCACCTCTACAATTATTTAAAGTTTCTTTGTCCATTACATTTGTAGTTGCCTGTGTGCTTATTCCTGGTATACATACTGTGCTCTTTAAGTTATATTTTTCTCGCAATTGTTTACAATTTTCTTTACTAACTTCTTCCATATCTGAAGGATTGGTATAATCTTGTGAAATATATTCTGGTTCTGTTGTTTCACCATCTAATTTTGTATCATCCTCTCGTTCTGCAGAATTTGCAGTAGAACATATATTAACATTAGTAATATATGGTAATAATTTTTCATAGTATGAAGAATTTATCTTTTCAGATAATCTCTTATCAGTTTTTGATTTATCAACATTTTTTCCATATTTTGTAAAAATTGGAGTTGTAAACAATTTATTAGATAAACCTGCAGATTCTCTATAAGTTTCTGGTTTAGGTCCGCTTTTAACTTTAGCAACTATAACTGATCCATTAACATATGTATTTGCCATTGCTTTTGCAAATTTAGCAAAATTTGTGACTTTTACAGCAATATGATTTCCAGGTTTAACACTTGAATCGCCATCTGGAATATCAGTATTTCCACCAATAGTAACTATTGTTCCATTTTCGTCCATATAAAGTAAAACATCGGTATAACATAATGTTGAATTGGATGCGTGGTGTGGAATGGCAGAAATTGTTGCCATTGACCATTTTAGATTATTGTTTATATGATTTACCAATCTTTTACCCTTATCGGTTAATGTTCCATTTCTATTTATATGATAACCGATAATAAAAATTGCTATTGTTGAATCTTCTTTTTCTTCTATATGTTCTTCTGAGTTTGAATATTTTGGATCTAACCAAATTTTACTAGGTTTAAATATTCTATTTTTTACACCAAGTTCTTTCATCTCAGACCAAGGCATAACTTTATCTCCAGGATGATTTACAAGTCTTCCTCTAGAAATTATAGATCTATGATAAAAGTCAATATTTGTTCCAAGTTTTTCTTGTAAAGTAAATGCAGAATTTTTTAAGCAATGTTCTGCAAATATACCAGACCATCTTGGATAATTTGCCCAAGAAGAATCTGGAACTTTATTTAATGCATCACTATCGTTTAATCCTCTACCTATTGCTAATTTTCCCTTATTTATTATTTCCGATTCTAATATTGTCATGTGTAGTTCATTTTCAGATTCGTATATGTATCTTATGTTATTATTCATAACACCGGATTGATAAGAGTTTAAAACTATTGGAACATCTATTGGTGAATTTATTGTAGGAATACCATCCAATAATTTTTTCCAATCACCTTTTACTTTTGGTTCATTATCTGGATTTTTTTCATCTTTTGGAGGTTTCCAATACGGAATTACTGCAGAAATTAATTCTATACCTTTATCTGAAATAGTTGTTTCAAATTTTTCATAACCATAATTTGGACCAGAGTTTAAACGGTATGCCCAATATCTATTATACCAAGGTCCACTTTTTTTAACCATATTTTCTAAAGTATCAGGATAACTAACTATTCGTTCCGATGAAGTATTTACTGGTTTAGTTTCTGGTTTTTTTGTTGAACCAGCAAAACCAAAATTAACAGTTTGATTTTTTTGAATAGTTTCAGATTTAATTTCGTTTATATCAGTAATATCTAATGTAACACCAGGACCGTTTTCTCTTTGCATCCAAAACTTTTTTTCACTTTTTATTTTTTGAGCTTCTTCTGGTAGTGCTTTTATTATTATTGGTGTTGCGCCTATACCAGTTATAGAATATGTTTTTAATCTAGCTTCTAACTCTTTCTGTGCTCTATCCGATGCTCCCATGAGACCATCTTCTAAACCAGTTTTTACATCTGTATCTTTTATTTTTTCAGTATAGGTTATAGGCAATATGTAATATCTATGATTATATTTATTAGAACTAAATTGTGGTTTTTCATTTTTTGTAGGTGGAGGTGCATCTGTTTTTATGTTACCTGCATTAGCAGCGGTTGCATTTGATTTTCTAACAGCAGGTCTTTTTTCATTTGTTTCACATTTATCAGATTGACTAGTTACTGGACCCTTTGACTTTGTTTCTTCTGTTTTTACAGATAATGAATTATTTAATTGACCTTCCAATATATTACCAAATTCAGATTTTTTAGATACATCTGGATTTGCCTTTGTATTTGAAGATGGTGTTTGTATATTTATTTTTGCACTACCATCTTTACTAACAATAACATTATTTTTTATCCAATTTGCAGTAGCAGTTACAGTTCCAGCATGATTGCCATTATGTGGAACATTATTGGATGTTGGTAATAATGATTCAAATTCTTTAACAATTTTTAATAATTGTCCATCACCGTTTTTTGTATTACCATTTCTTGTAGAGTGAACATAAACAAATTTTGATGAAATTGGTTTTCCATTATTGTCTTTTGTTGTTAATTTTTCTATTAGTCCTTTATTTGAATTGTAATTTCCTTTGTAAGATGGAATTGCTGCACCTGAACTGAAAACTAAATCCCATTTATCTTTTTGATAAATGTTGTTTAGATATTCAGCTCCTAATGAATATCCAACAAGTATTTTTTTTGATGGATTTATACCTTTTGATTTTAATATAGATTTACATTCTTCCCAAGCTTCAGAAACTTTTCCATCTTGTGTTCTGTTAATATTATAGATGTTAAAATCAGTTAAATTATTAAACCCAAATGTTTTAATATATTCTCCTGGTTTTTTTCCATTAATATCCATACCACCTATAATAAAAATAAGTGGAGCATTTTTGCTTACTTTTGATTCTATAAATTCACCAAATGCCATATAATTTCTCGTTTATTGTTTAATCTGTTTCAAGATCAATATCAGCACCTTTTTTACCAGTTGGGTTGTAAAATCCACCCAATAAAGATTTTAATTCTATTAGAGGATTTTCCGGTCTTGAAACCTTTTCTGTCCATTCTAAATTTGTACTTATAGAAGGATTAATAAATAGTTCGTGCCATATTGATTTTGTTGGAAATGGCGGTGCTATTTTACTTGCAGGTGATATTTTATTGCCAACGCCACACTTATTATGATAACCACCCGATTTTGATGCATAGTAACTCGATCTAGAATAATATTTTATATGACAATCATTTCCAGCATTTCCTTCTATTGTTACTATACCTTTATCTTCTGTTACATATAATACTATACCAGCATGACCACAATTTTTCGGATCTGTTTGGGATCTAAAAAATATACTGCCAACAGTTGGTTCCCATGAAACATTATAGTTAAATGTTCTAGCATTTAAAGTTGCAACTGTTTCAGATCTAGCATGTTTTTTGAATGGAATCCTAGATGGGTTGTCCTTGTATTTATTTAAACAGACAATATTGCCCTCATTCTTAACATCTGTGTGTTTAACTTTTAAACTTGCCATAGCAAACATATAAATGACACTAACAAGTTCAGCACACCAATGTGTAGTTATTGTGCTTCCTTTAATACCTTTTATTTTAGATGCATCCGATAATTCTGCACCAGCAAATAGTTTTTTTAGTCTAACTATTGGAGAAAAACCCTTTACATCAGAATGCATACCAAATGATGGATCGTTTGGGTATTCGTATTTAGCATAAAATGGATCACCACCGGGTTTACTTTCTATTTTTTCCCATTTTCTTTTTCTACTACCACTCTTTTCTTTATCAGATGTAGGTTGCCACTTCAACATATCAATTGCAACCCATAATATTTCTTTTTGTAAATCATTTAATCCAGTTGAATCTGGATCAGTACAATTTAATTTTTTTTCTTGTAATTCTTTATCAATATTTTGTTCTGGATTATCAAATGTTTCATCTGAAATAAATTGTTCGTCAGTAGAACAATGTTCTCCTTGCTTCAAACCATTACCGGCATTTCTATTTTTTGATGCATCCTCCGCATTTTCTAATGGTTTATCTGGTTTATCTGGAATATTTTCTTCCTTTCCATCTTTTATATCACTCGTATCTACACCACGTTTTGTTTCATCTTTTTGGTAATCCGAATCAAAACCAGTATCTTTTTCACTATCTGTATCATCCACGTTTGAGTCTACTTCTTCAGTTTCTTCTGTTTTTGAACCATCTTCTTCTGTTTTTATCTTTGTAGTAACAGTTCCATTTGGAGTATTCGTTACACTTACACCAGTTTGTTTTTGTGTATTTTGTTTTTGTTCATCTGCTTTTTTATCGGCTTCTATTTTTTTAGCACGTTCTGTTTGTTTTGCTTCTCTCAATTTTTTAAAGTTTAAACGTTCTAATTCTTTTTCGCTCAATTCTTCATCAATATTTTCCATTTCGGTTATTATTATACCAGACATTTTTATCTCCAAAGACATTAAGCAATAACTTTTATGGTATCATTTAATTGTAATTTAGTTCTAATATTATATTCATCAAGCATTTTTCCGTTTATTTGATTGTTTGCAACAAATGATGCCTTTGAATATAATTTTGGCAATTCATTTCCAGTAACAACAAAAGAACTATCAGTTAGATAATTTTTACTAACATTTAATTCACCATAAACTGTTATATTAGAATACATATTATCTATTAAATTATTTGATAAATTTATGTTACCATTTATGAAAAGATTTGGTTGTTGTCCTGTATTTGGCAAGGAATGTAATGATTTTAATTTATTATTAGAAACATCAACATTATTTACAGTAAACATACCTTTTAGTGATTCCAATTGATTATTCATTGCATAATAAGTTCCATAAACATTACTTGGTCCACCAACTAAATCAACTAAACTATTATTTGAACAATCAAAATTTCCATTTACAGTTTCCGGAGCATTTTCAAGTGATTTTAAATTCATATTTTTACATATAAAATTACCTAAAACCTTGTGTATCTTTATTGGTATAGAATTTAATAGATTTCCATTTTGATCTTTTTTTCCAGTTAATGATATACTGCCATTATAGACGTATGGTGGAGTGAGTTTACCTTGAGCATCTTTTTGAAATAAATTCATATCCAGTTCTAAATAATCTGGAAATGGATTATCGGATAAATTTTCGTTTGTTTTTTCATTATCAATTTCAGATAACATATCATCTAAATCTTGCGTCCCAACTTCTTCATATTCAAATCTTTCAACATCATCGCGTGAATTTTTCATTGAATATGCTGCCTCTAATGCATATTCATATTGATCATCAGTTATTCCGTGTTGTTCTTTATAGTCCTTGATAGTATCAGAATTTTTTGATTGTTGCATTTCTAATGTTTCAACATGACTGAGTAAAGATTCTGTATAAGATTTTGAAAGTTCATCTAATTTTTTATATTCTTTCAATTTATTAATAACTTCTTTGAATTTAGCAACACCACCTTTTTCATCCGTAAATCCCATTGATACTGCCGCCACTTTTTGTATTCTATAATCTAATTTATCAAAATTTTCTATAAATTTTGTATTACTAGATTCGTCTGTGTTCGTGGATTCAGGATTTGGTTCAGTTACTATTTCATAATTTATTATAGGTTGTTGTGGATCTCTTCCAGATTTACTAGCTGCATTATCTAAATCTTGTATAAAATCACGAAACACGGTATCATACTTTCTGCTCATTTCTTTTTTTATGTCTCTATTTGTTAGATTTTGAAAATTAAATCCAGCTTTATTAGGTAAAAAACTAATATTGTTACCTAAATTATTTTTTAAAAATTCAACAAAAGTTTGACCATTTGGTAATTTTAACTCATAAATAGAATAAGGTATTCCGTTATATTTAACGATACCATCTTTTGAAATCTCTATACCTTTTTCTTCTATAATTTTTTTTCGTTCTATTGCCTTTTGTCTCATATCATTTACAGTAGATTTTGTAAATGAATTTTCCCAAAAATTTCTATCATTTGTTGATATTTGATCAAAACTATAAAAATACCCACTTGTTGTTGGTAATGGTTCTTGTATGTTTGATGTAAATTTTTCAACAACAATTTTTGGATTTCTAACAGGAGGGTGTTCCGGCGGAGCAGCACCTTGTGGACCATCAGGTCTTAAATTTGGCAAAGTTCCAGTTTGTATTTTTAATAAATCAAATGCATCATATTCAAATAAATATACTATAAGTTCAGGTTTAGTTATACCACCTTTTACACCACCATCAGGAATATCACCATCTGATAACTGAAATGATGATTGGAAACTGTCACTTGATATTGTTGGTGTATTTATTATTTTTACAACACTTTCTGGTTTTGTAAATTTACCCAACATTTTTTCAAATTGTGGTTTTAAATTTGATTGAGCCATTTGTGTTGCTCTTTCTCTTACAGATTTTGAATTTGACATTAAATCTACCGATGTTTTTATGGAATCATTTAAAATATCCATGTTTGGTAGAAAATTATTTTCCATAATTTTTTGTTTAACCGTTTCATCTAATTTATCAAATTGTGTCATGTCCTTAATATCTGCAAGAATTTTTATGGAATCTTTTGATTTTACCATATTTTCAATTTCTGTTGCATTGATACCAATTTTTGCACCAAGATTACTTAACAAATCTTTATTTAATAAATCTTTTGTTAAATTTTTTTCAGTTATTTTATCAAGTAATTGTTTTTTAATTTGTGCAGGATTTGTAATATCTATTCCAGATAATGATATTCCATCTGTAATTTCATTTATAGAACCCAATTTATTGGTATCTACACCCAATGAAGAAGCAATTGTTGATAACTTTACATCACCTAAATCTGATAATGACAAATTTTTATACTTTTCTTTAACATCATCCAAAACACCTGATGTGTTTTTTATATTTGATAATACATTTTCTTTTTCTTTTTCAATAGTAGAACCAACTACACCTTTAAACATACTTTTTATATCTGCCATATTTTAACTCCAAATGATACCTCAAATTAAGGTAAACCTAAAACTTTTAAATTTCCATCGGAAGTTCCATCCCAATTTTCCTGTATCCATTTATGGTCAAGTGGTTTTTTGGATACTTGATCGGATATACTTACACTATTTGTTATATTTAAAACTGGTGTTTCTCGTTTAATAACTTCATTAGTTAAATTACAAGATTGTATAAATAAATTACCTATCGTTTTACTTTCTCTCAATCCTTTTAAAGATGTAAGTTGTTTATTTTGATCAACTCTATATGTTTCTATATTACTTATTGGACCACCAACAAGATTTCTTAAATTATTGTTTGTTGCAGAAAATTCTATATTTACTATTTTTGGTCCACCTTCCAAAGAAACTAATCCTGAGAAATCAACTTTATATCTATCAGCAACTTCAGGACCATCTATTAAATTATCTAAATTATTAACAGATGCATCAAAATCTATAACACTATATGGTGAGTTTTTCAAGGAAATTAAATTCATATTTGAACAATTAAATTTACCACCAACTTTACCAAATGGAACAGGAATTTCTGTTAGTTTATCAACACCAGGAATTTTTGAGTTCCTTAAATCAATATCGCCTTCATAATTTAAGTTTCCTTCTTCATCAAAACTCACCAAATCTATATCACCAATTCCCAATTGTCTAAATGTTATACCATTTGGATAATTTGAATTTTTACTATCAGGTATTATTGTATCTAATGTAAAATCAGTTAGTTCCTCACTAGTTTGTTCATCAACTGGAGTTTCTTCTACATTTACTTCTGGAATTTCTCCATCATTTAAATCACTATTAATTTCTTCCAAGTCTTCCAATATTTTCTTTTTTTGTTTTTCTATATCATCTATTTTTGCAGTAAGAGTAACAACATTAGTTGGATCTGCAACAACTTTTTCCGTTTGTGGTAAATAGTCACTTGTGGCCATCAAGTCTTGGTCTGAAGGCATTGGTTTTACATATCCTTCATTATTTTTACTTCTATCTTTTGCCTCAGCAGCTGCATCTGATTTTGGACCACCACCCTTTTCATTTACAAAAACCAAATCACTTGGTAATTTTTTTATTTTTGATCTTAAACTTTTTACTTTTCCTTGTAATGATGTAAATGCACCGGCATTTATTGGAGGACCAGTTGGTCCTGTATTAGATGTATGAGTCTCTTGTGCAATGTGTCCTAATGCTGAATAAAACAAATCACATAAATCTGCTAACCAATTCATAGTAACATCACCAAGTAAAACAGGATGAACGGCATTTACACCCAAATTTACTCTCGATGATTCAACTTCTATAACATCTTTACCGTCTATAGCGATACCTTTCATAGATGAAAGACCAATACCTTCAGCTGAAAATATTGCTGTCTCTTGTTTTTTTGAATTTAATATTAATCTATCAGATGAAATTATTATTTGATTTCCGGCAAATTCATTTTTATTATGTAAATCTACTGATCTATTTTTAGCAGATGGTGTAAATTCACTTCCAGGTGTAAATTTAACTGCCTGACCAGATGTCATCCATATTGTAGAATCATCTTTATCAATTTCTTCTTGTATAAAATCATTGAATGGTTTATCGGTAGGGTTAGTCCCATTGGATATAATTAGTATTGGATTACCAACTGCACCCAATCCATTTTTCCAATGTGGTTTTATTGGATAATTTCTAGTTTCATCTATGGTTGATCCCAATCGTATAGAATTACCAAATCTCCCCTCAACTATTACATCTCCAGGATAAGGTTGAATTGGGTATACATCTATTCTTTCACCAAATTTTGGATCTATAGTTTCTTTTACTTGCAATCTGTCTTTTACTTTATTTGCAATTCCATCCGAGGCATTGTCTCTAGTGTTTTTATCTCTGCCATCAGCACCGTCAGGTAGAAATGATGTTATTCCAGGAATACCATTGTGATGAACAGAACTTTGTATGGAAACTGGATTGGTATAGTAATATTCTTTTGATGGTCTACCTGCACTATTATATGCAGTTGGACCTTTTGTTATGAAAACAACTTCGCCTATTATAGGAATATTTTTAATATTAGCATCAAGTGGTCTTGCATTTACAACATCACGTGTTGCTTGAGATCCATATGGTGCTAACATTTTACAGGTAACGGAATATAACTTTTCTCTATTTTCGCCAAAATAATCAACATCAACTACTTCAGCAGCAACTAGTTCATATTCAAAACCATCAATTATTGTTTTTTGGTAATTCAGTCCCAATTTCTTCTTCCGTTTGTTCTTGTTGAATTTCTTGTATACCCTTTAATAGAGCTTCTTTTTCTTCATCAGTCAAGAACGAAGAAGATTCTTCGTTATTATTTCCCATAGCACGTTGAACAACCGCTGCCAATTTAACCAAGTGTTCGTCATTCTTAACTGAAACTTCTATAAAATCTTTTATTGCTGGAACAAGAATAGCAGCATCACTTATGTTATTTAACATAGGTTTTAAGTCAGCAATAAGTAAATTTATCTGACGATCCTTTTTCTTCTGATTATCGTAAATATCCTTTAATAAATCAGAAAATTTCTTACTACCAAATATTTCATCATCAAATTTCATATCTATAAATATCAATTGTTAATAATATATTGAATATCATACCAAGACAATTTTTCTATGTTTTTTCCATTATTATATTCTAAATATAATTTAGTGTAAATTATCTTTATTTTGTTTATTACACTAGTAATGTATTGAGAACCAACTCCAGTTCTTTCTCTAACAAGAATGTATATCGCCTTTTTATTGTAATTTTCTATATTTTCTCTTGTTTTAAAAAGATATAAAATGGAATCAGCAACTTGTATATCTCTCTGTTTGGAGAAAAATAATGGAAGATAATTTTCAACAACATTTACAAAAATATCAATGAAGTCTTTTTTTTCTTCTATCATATCATGTCTAACTTTTTCATTTACAATATTTCTTTCTAAATCTATTGCATCTATTGATTGACTTCTTTTAAAATGATAATAGTTTTTATTATTTTCAGCAATTAAATAATTTTTTGCAACTATTGAAAAATAAGAAAATGCCTTACCATTTTCAGCTTTGTATTTGTGTATTTTTTCGTGAAGAAAAGCAACAACTTCATGTTTAACATCTTCATGTGATACATCAAAATTGTAAAACTTAAATCGGTGAATCATAATTTCTGCTAACTTGTAAAATGCAGGATGAATTTTTTTTGTGTATAATATATTTTTTTCAAATTCATCTTCCATTTCATTATACAGAACAATAGCATTTTCTGTATCTTTTGTGAAGTAAACATTTGGTTTTTTGGGACTTCTTTTCTGTTTCATACATAATCCTTCTCAAATCTAGCATCAAATTTTGGTCTTTCCAAAATACTACTTTTTTCATCATCCAAAGGTTTTTCACCAAAATAAACTGCAATATCATTTACAATATCTTTCATTTCTTTGAAAAAATATCCCGTTTCATCATCAGCTTCAAACGCACCAATCCTATCTAATTGTCTTAAATAGGATTGTTGGGATAAAACTCTATTTTTTAATTCATTTAAAAATCTTTCATTTTCTAAAAGTGTATCAAAACTTTCTTGTGTCATTTCATCTAATTTATCAAACTTTTGATACAAGTTTATATTGACATATACGGATACAATAAATAAAAAAGATAAAACAATTATTGTTATTACCATATCAACCCCTCGTATGTTTTGGTGGAATAATTGCATCAATTACACCCATATCCAATGCATCTTTTGGTGTGATATAATAATCTTTAATTGTTACATTTTTCCAATACTCTTTGTCTTTGTTTGAGTTTGATTTCAGTATTTCCAATAGTATTTCTTCTAACTTCTCCATATGTTGAACGTTGGCTTTCATATCAGAAGATTTGCCATAAATATCAGAACTAATTTCGTGAAACATTATAGTGCTATATTGAGACGCTGCACGAATTCCTGTTCCAGCACATAGAATCAGAGCAGCAGCAGACATTGCTCTTCCTCTACAAATTGTATTTACTTTTACATCAAGACTTTGAATATAATCAATGATACCAAGTGCCTCATATACCGAACCACCATCAGAATTGATAATTAAATTGATTGGATCATTCTTATTTTCATCTTTTCTCATATGCAATATTGCACGAATACGGGTAATTATATCATATAAACTACCATCCATTATCTCACCGAACAACAGAACAGAAGATGCTTCAACATCAATTCCATAATCCATTTGTGTTGTTGCTTCTTTCCATCTAACTGGAATATCATTTTCACTTTCTTTTGATTTATTGTTCACTATTTTGTCTTCAACAACTTCTTCGCCATCATAAAAATCGTTCATAACAGAACTCCTGGTTAAAATACAATAATGACATTACTATAAAGATATTCCTCTCCTATATCCAAAATTAGGTTTAGTCGGTTCTTCATAGAATGCCCTTTCAATTTCATCTTGTTCTAATATACCAATTTCTTCCTTAACTACCAAATCTTTTTTTTCTTTTTTTATTTTTTTAGATTTTTGTTTTTTAGCTACTGTAACTGCATCAGTTATTTGTGATTCCACTTGTGTTTTTATTTTTTCGGTGGGTGATGTAACATCAATAACTTCTTCAATTTTTTCTTTATTATTAGGCGGTGGACTATCATCATCTTCTGGTGGAAATTCATTTTCTTTATGACGAAGATGATTAGCAGCGATTACTAAACTAACTGCCAATGGATCGAATACTGAAACTAATATGAGTATAAACCAATTAACTATCATGTCCATAGGAGCACCAGTTAATCTACTCAAATACAAAAGAGGACCTATTTCTGATGTAAATGTTGAATTTTCCAAACCCAATTTTTCTTGTTCTAATTTAGCAATACTATCAGATAAACCAATTGATTTTTGATTTAGTTCCGATATTTCTTTATTTAAAGTTTGTGTTGAATTATCAACGGATTGGATGTTTCTCTGTAATCCTTTTGTTCCTTTCTTGGAACTCAATTGAGTATTCAGAGAATTTTCTTGGGTAAGTCTTAATTGGTCATAAGATGATATTCTTTGTGATTTTTGTTTCACAAGAGTATCTATTTGAAATTTTTGCTCAAGGTAAATATCTTTTTTCTTATCAATCAATACAATCTTATTTTGAGTTTCGTATATTGACTTTGCGGTTTCTTGATAAGAATTGGTAAGATACCCATAAACACCAACCGATGTCAATATCATAAGGACAGCGGCGGCACTCATAAGATAAATTTTGAATGTAGTTTTTAGAGTTTTATAGTGGTCATGTAAGAATGTAATAACCACTAATTTTGAAAATTCAAGCATTCCGGCCATCCCCACGATTGACCAAGAACCACCAGAAAATAATTTGGATATTCCGTAAACAGAGTAGTATCCCGAAAATACTGCCAATCCGATAGCACAAAACCAGATTAGATTTTTCAGAGAGAATAGTTTACTTGACATTTTAATCCCATTATTGTTCATAATCATGTAACCATAAATATGAACTTTTGGGATTTATGAGTTAGATGCCGTATTCCGTTAGGTATCGTTTGAGGGCTAATTCTTTGGCTTTACACTCCAACATAATATCAACATCATGTCCGTATGTATTGATTTTTTCCAATATGTAATCAGCGTGTGCCTGTGGTTTTTCTTTCGGATTGCCAGTCTCTTTTAGTCTTGATGATGAATAGTGAACAACAGGAGTTATACTTTCTGACCATGTTGAAATGGCAAGTTCAAGGGCTTGTTGTTCTGATAAGTCACCTGTGCAGAATTGGTGGTGGTGATAGTCGAATACGATAGGAATACCAACACATTCGTGAATACGCATAAGGTCTTTGACTGAATACATACTGGCTTTGTCATCATTTTCGATAGTCATTCTTGAACGAACACTATGGGATAATAAGTTAAAGTTACGGCACCAACGGTCAAGTGATGCAATTTTATCACCGTAAACACCATTACAATGTATATTGATTTTGTTGTAAGGTGTATGTGACAACCCCATCATATCGAATACTTTACCATGTAATTCTAAATCAATAATTGTATTCTTTACAACATTTTCATTTGGTGAACATAGAACATTGAAAGGACCAGGATGACATGATAAACGAATACCATGTTCATTTGCATAGTCACCAATTCTTTTGAGAACTATTTTTATTTCATCAATATCTGGTAGAGTTTCCAAGTCATATTCAGAACCCCAAGGAAACACATTTGATGATGTTCGGAATAAATAAATATCATTCTCAACATTCCATTTGAGTATGGTTTCCATATCTTTAACATTTAGGAGGGCAAGTTCGGAACAATAATTGATACCTTTTTGTAGAAAGGTTTTTTTAATCATTGAACGATTGGTAGTAATCTTATCTTTTGATAAGGTCATATTGATGCAGGCATAACCGAGTTTCATAGTAGATTGGCGTTAATGTGTAATGTTTAATTACTACCAATATACGGATCTTTTTTGTAAGATCAAAATTTATTTTACTTTATGCCCGTAGAACTCTTCCAGACTATCATACATGCCATCCATATTGAATTGACCATCAACTATTTGTTGGCATCTTTTTTGGAATAATTCTATATGGTCTCCCCATCTACTTTCAAAAAGATGATAAGTTTTATTTTCATAAACAGTTCCTATACCATAGTAACCATAATTAGATAATCTCCATACACCATCTTTTTTTGGAACACCATC